GCACGCTCGAGCGCCTGCTGCCGTTCGTCGCCGAGGACATCGCGGCGGTCCTGTCCTCGATCCTCGCCGAGGATCTGAGCGGGGCGCGGGGCGCGCCGTCGCCGGAGCCAACCACCTCGGCGCCCACCGAGCGGACCGCGCCCGCCCGCCCACCGGTGCGTCCGACCGGGTGGGATCGGGTGTTCGAGTAGGTGCGACATTGAACTACTACCGCCACTACATCGGGGACTACGGCCGCGACACGGCTCACCTGTCGCTCGCCGAGGACGGGGCGTATCGCCGGCTCCTCGACCACTACTACGCGACCGAGAAGCCGCTACCGGGAACACCCGAGGCTTGCTACCGAATCTGTGCCGCGCAGACCCCTGCCGAGCGCGCTGCAGTCGACTCCGTCCTCAGCCAGTTCTTCGAGCTCGACGACGGGGTGTACCACAACCAACGGGCCGACCGGGAGATCCCACCGGCCCAGAATCGCATCGCAACCGCGAAAGCCAACGGGCGGCGGGGTGGTAGGCCAGTGGGTAAGCGGACGAGAACCGAATCGGATCCCAGTGGGAACCCGATAGAAACCCAGTCGGTTAACTCACCAACCACCAACCTCCAACCACCAGAAGACCAACCACCAACCACCAACCGCCATTCCGAGGAGGAGCTAGACGCTCCTCCCCCGGTCCCGGCAGGCGCCACGGCGCCGCCGGCCGCGGGGAAGAACGGGGCCCGGGGCCCGAAGAGCGGGCCGGCGTGGGAGTCCTACGCCGCGGCCTACCTGCGGCGCTACGACGTCGAACCGGTGCGCAACGCCTCGGTCAACGCCCATCTCTGCAAGCTCGTCGACCGCCTCGGGGCGGAGGAGGCGCCGCACGTCGCGGCGTGGTACGTCGAACACCCCGATGCGCTCTACGTCCGTAGCGGGCACTGCACCGAGCTGCTGGTCCGGGACGCGGCGAAGCTGCGCACCCAGTGGGCGACACAGCGGGTGGTGACCGGTGCCGACGCCCGGGAGCAGGAGGGCGTCGCGACCCGCGGCAGTCGCTACCGCAGCGTCATCGACGACTACCGCCGCGAGGAGGAGACCGGTGGGCAAGGCTGAGATCGCCGAGGCCGTGGCCGTCACCGCCGAGCTCGTCGGTCGCGACCTGTCGGAGGCCGCCCTGCGGGCGATGGTCGAGGACCTGGCCGGCTACCCGGAGCCGGCGGTCATGGGGGCGCTCCACCGATGCCGGCGCGAGTGTCACCACCGCCTGACGCTCGCCGACATCCTCGGGCGGCTCGACGACGGGCGTCCCGGCGCCGAGGAGGCGTGGGGCATGGTGCCGCGCGACGAGGCGGTGACCGTCGTGTGGACCGAGGAGGCGCGCATCGCGTGGGGCGCCGCGCAGCCGATGATCGCCGAGGGCGACCACGTCGCCGCCCGCATGGCGTTCCTCGAGACCTACCGCGCGGCGGTTGCCCAGGCGCGGGCGGCGCGCACCCCGCCGCGGTGGTCGGTGAGTCTCGGGCACGACGTCGCGGGACGCGAGGGGCCGCTCGTCGAGGCCGTCGAGCGCAAGCGGCTCGCCGCGCACCGCGCCGTCGAGATGCTGCCGGAATCGAACCGGCTCCATGCGCTCGCCGGGCAGGAGTCGCGCGGGCAGCTCACCGGTCCCGGGACGCCGGTCGAGGGCGTGCGCAATCTCGGCACCGGTGATCCGGTCGCCGTGCGGGTCGGGGGTGACGGGTGAGCGCTCCCGACCGCCGCGCCATCGGGTACGCCGCCGGCCACCGTGCGTTCGGCGCGTACCGGAGTTCGCAACACACCGCGCAATTCGAGCCGGCCGAGGAGATCGCGCCGCTCGACGCCGCGCGGCTGTTCTGGCCGCCGGTCGACGAGGGCGAGACGGCGATGCAGATCGCCCGCCCGGTCGACGCGGAGCGTCTCGGGTTCGTCGACGGGTGGAACGCGGCGAAGGCCGCGGCGGCCACCGGGAAGATGACGGACGCGGACGTCGGGGCGCTTGCAGCGGAGGTGGCCGAGGGCGGGCCGCGGGCACAGTCACAGGGTGGCGACGAGTGACCACCATCGCCCGCATCGCCGCGCACCTCGCGACCGTCCTCGACGCGACCGCCTGCGAGCTCGCCGACGCGCTCGACGTGCCGGCCCCGTCCGTGCGCAGGCTCATTCAGGAGCACCGGGCGGGCGGGAGCGGCAGGTTCACGCTGGTGTTGCGCCCGATGCGGATCTGCACCGTCTCCGGCCGGCTGTGCTGGACGTGGCAGGTGGTCGGGGCGGACGTGATGTGGGAAGCCGGTTTGCTCCGGCTCCGGAAGGCAACGGAACGGGCTCGCGCGCACCGGCTCAATAGGGTCGCGCGACTCCGAGCTATTGGCGTGCGGATGCCTGCGGCGTGATTTATCCGCCCGACATGGAGGGGTGTGACCTTTGCCGGCTTGCCTATCCGGAAATCTACTGGTTGCCGGACGACGTGTGGGCGCGCATCACGCCGGCGACGCACCCGCAGGGTGGTTTTTTGTGCATTCGATGCGCCAACGAACGTGCACGAAAGCAAGGGATCACGCTGCGCTGGACAGCGGAGTCTCTATGACCCGCCCGCCAGACGACTTCGAGTCGCGGCTGGTTGGGCCTGCGCGGGAGACCATGCGTCCTCGCGAGCTGCGCGCGCGGCTGCTTGCCGGCGAACGCTGGGCAGTTGACCCCCGCCCCCTCCACGAGCAGCAGCAGGGCACGGGCGATTGCGACCTGTGCGGCTGCTGGTCGCATCTGAACAAGGGCGTGTGCCCGAACTGCGTGTGGACGAGGACGTGGGGGTGAGTGAACGCATCCACGTTCTGCCCGTAAACGACCTTCGCGATCACGTCGAGAGCGAGACGTGCTGGTGCAATCCCCAAACGGACGAACTGGGCGTCGTGGTCCACAACGCGCTCGACCAGCGGGAACTGTACGAGCGCGGGGAGCGGAAGCCGTCGTGACCGCCATCGTGCGCGAGAAACTGGTCGCGTGGCGGGTGCTGGTACAGGGCTTCGAGGTCAGCATCGTGCGCGCTGTCTCGCGAGGGCAGGCTAGGCACGCGGCTGTGAGCAGCGCCCGTGACGCGGGGTATCAAGTTGGATACGGCGATGTCACGGTCCGGCGCGCGCCGAGCTTCGACGCAGCGGACCTCTGCCCGCGGCGGTGCTATTGCGAGGCGACCATCCGATGACCGCCATCGTGCGCGAGGAGCGGATCGGGGCTGCTGAGTCTCGCGGCTACATGCCTGTGGCGCAGCGCGCAGATTGGGGCACCCCGCTGCGGTTCTTTCTGGCGCTCGACGCAGAGTTCCGCTTCGACCTCGATGTGTGTGCGTCCGACGTGAACACGAAGGTCTCCGGCAACTACTACACGCCGGCGGACGACGCGCTCGTCAACCCGTGGGCGCAGGACGGCCCCGTGTGCTGGATGAACCCGCCCTACGGTCGCGAGATCCCGAGGTGGGTCCAGAAGGCGTGGGACGAAGCGGGAAAGGGCGCGACCGTGGTCTGCCTGCTGCCGGCGCGCACCGATACCCGGTGGTGGGCGATCTTCTGGGACCACGACCACCACCGTCCGAGACACGACGGCGACGAGGTGCGGTTCATCAAGGGTCGACTTCGATTCGAGGGTGCGGAAGCCAGCGCCCCGTTCCCGTCGGTGGTCGTGGTTATGCGGCCGCGCCAGGGCGACATGTTCGGCCACCACGAGCCCGTGCGCGGGGCGGGGGCGCCATGACGGCGGCCCTCACCCACCGCCCAGTCGGCGATCTCTTCGACGAGGGCCTCGCCGCCGATCCGCCGCCGGCGCCCGGATCGAATTCCCTGCCCGGCCCTGTCGAGCTCCCGTGGCCGCCGTCGGTCAACCGCTACTACCGCTCGTGGAACCCGGTGATCGAGAACCTCATCGCGCAGGCCAAGCGCATCCGCGACAAGACGATCGGCGTGCACCTCGACACGCTGCAGAAAGCGCGCGCGCCGCGGGTGAACCTGTCGAAGGAAGCCCGCAACTGGCAGACGACCGCGCAGCTCATCCTGCGCGCGCACTTCCGTGGGCTGCCGTGCATCGAAGCACGGATGTGGATCGTCGTGCAGGCGTTTCCGCCCGACCGGCGCCGGCGCGACGTGACCAACCTCATCAAGGCGGTGCCCGATGCGTTCGAGAAAGCGGGTGTGGTGCGAGACGACAACCAGTTCAAGCGCGTGACGCTCGACGACACCGACGAGGTGCGTCCGGGCGGCATGGTGGTGGTGTCGGTGAGGCGACTGTAGGAGGTCGATGATGGAGAGCGGAGCGAAGGTCGGGAAGTGGTCTATCAGCGGGCAGGGGGAACCGATGGCGAGCCGCGAGAGGGCGGCCGCCGTGCTGCGGGACAAGGCGCGCAGGATGCACCGCGAGGCATCGCGGCTCGATGCGCTGGCGGACATCGCGGAGCAGCTCGACGGCGACGCCGAGGAGGCGCTCTGGGATCTCGCCACCCGGGGGGGCCGATGAAGACCTTTTGACTGGAGAGCACCGACGCCGAGGTGCTCAACATCAACCCCCGGGCCGAGCGTCACGGGGACGACGAGCGGGCGATTGCCGTCGACGTGAGCTTTCGCGTCACGGTGCCGGCGGTGCTGCTCAACACCTTCTGCGCGGAGCTCGACATCGCGCCGGAGTGGGAGCGCTACCTCTTCGACGAGACGAGCGGCGAGCCGCTGGCGCTCGGTCTCGGGAAGATCGCCTTCGCCTCGAAGTACGACGAGCACGACGTGTCGATCGAGCGCGAGCGTGACGGCGAGATGAGCGGGCTGTCGTTCACCGACGCGAAGGTCGGGCGGTTCAAGGCCGAGCCCGCGAGCGGCCGGCGGGTGTCGCTCGACTTCCAGGTGCAGGTCGAGCCGGGCGGCGACGGGGAGGCGGGTTGGCTCGCCGGCCTCGTGAGCGCCGATTCCGTGCGCGTCGCAGTGAACGGCGGGGCGCAGGCGGATCTCGTCGAGGACGGTGGTGGTGAGCCGGCCGAGGACGAGGGTGCGGCAGCCGAGCCGGAGGCGGAGACGGCGTGAGCGGAGCCGCCTACAACCGCCGGAAAAAGGCCATCCGCCGCGGCCAGTGGGACCACCTGCCCCAGGTCCGGCGGATGGTGCGCAAGGGCCTCGCGGTGCCGGAGAGGCTGGTGAAGGATCTCAAGCCCGGGACGCTGCCGACCGGCGCGGTCGTGCAGTCGAGTCGCGGGTCATGAAGCGCCGCGCGTTCCTCGGGGCGGTGGCGGCGGCTCCGGCGTTGCCTGCGCTGCCTGCGCCGCCGCCGGAGATCGCGGGCAAGGCGATCGAGGCGGCGGCCGTCGCGAGTGATCCGTTTGGAGAGCGAATGTATGGCGTATACATCCGCAACGATGCGTGGGTCGCTCTCGTCGAGGGGGAGGCGCCCCCCGATGTCGACTACGAGACCGACACGGCCCTGCACCCGTTCGAGGGCGAGGGGTCGCTGTGCGATCTCTGCGGCGAGCATCGCAACTGGCACCCCGAGGACCCCGAGTGAAGCGACCGCGCACCATCGCCGCCGAGCTTCGCCTTGCCGCCGGGCGCGTGGTGTGCGCGTTCCTCGGGCACCGGCTGAGCCCGTCCGTTCACGTGGTCTGGCGCTTCCTGCTCGCAAACGACACGGTGGCCGAGGTCTTCATCCGCCCGTGCACGCGCTGCCACGTCGCGCCGCCGTCGGTGGTGGTCAGGGCGCGGCCGTCCTACGAGTTCGACATCGAGCGAACGGAAGCGGCGCAGGTCTCGCCGGGGCGGAGGGCGCTGCATTGAGCGCACGGAGGAGAAGACTATGAATTCAGCATCCTTGATCGTCTGGATCTGCGGTCTGCTGGGCGCCGCGCTCTGCGCGCTCAAGTTCCTGGACATCCACCCGGTCGGCAACTGGTCGTGGTGGTGGGTGAGCGCGCCGCTGTGGGTCCCGGTGCTCCTCGTCCTCGCCCTGTGGGCGGTGTTCATCGTGTGGGGGCTGCGGCAGGGATGAGCGCGCGCACCACCTTCCTGCGGCTGGCCCACGAGTTCGAGGACGAGGCGAGCGCGTTCATCGACAAGGGCCAAACCGTCGAGGGTCGCGCGATGCTCGGCGCCGCGCGCGCGGTCAAGGGCGTCATCGCGGCGGAGGACGAGAGGGTGGCGCGAGAGCGGGCGAAGGCGCGCGCCCTTGCCGGGCCACCCGCGTGGTTCGTGGTGTTCGTCGTCGGCGCCCTTCTTGGGCTCGCTGCGCTCGGCGTCTTGGTGGGGCAGTGACCACCGCCCCCGACCTCTTTGCCGAGCCCGAGGCCCCGGCGGTCGAGGTGCCGCTGGTCGAGCGCGTGTACGAGGTCATCGCGGCCGACCCCTACGGCCGGGCGACGGTCGAGATCGCGCGCCACCTCAGCACGTCGAAGGCCGCGCTCCGCGAGCCCATCGAGCAGCTCGTCGCCGAGGGCCGCGTCGGGCGCGCGCCGTGGCACTTCCAGGACCCGGACGAGCCGAACGCGAAGCCCGCGGTGGTGTGGCGAATTGCGAAGAACTGACGACGGCGCCCGAGCGCGCCCGGAGGGTAGGACGATGAAGAAGCTCTGCATCTTTCACAGCGTCGACGGGACGAACCACTGCGACGACGGCTTCGCCGCCGCGTGGGCGGTGAACCACTGGAACCCGGGCGTGTACGACTTCCATCCCGGCGTCTACCAGCAACCGCCGCCCGACGTGACGGACCGAGACGTACTGCTGGTCGACTTCTCCTACAAGCGGCCGGTGCTGGAGGAGATGGTGGCGAAGGCGCGGTCGGTGACCATCCTCGACCACCACGCGACAGCACAGGACGACCTCGGTCCTCTGCTGGAGTCCGGCGCCATTAAGGGCGAGTTCGATATGGACCGCTGCGGCTCGCGGATGACGTGGGATCACTTCTCGAATGGCTCGGAACCGCCGCCCGCGTTGCTCGCCTACGTCGAGGATCGCGATCTCTGGCGCAAGGCGCTGCCGGACGGCGATGAGGTCATCATGGCGCTGCGGTCCTACCCCAAGACGTTCCATACGTGGGACGGCCTGATGTTCGGCGACGGCATCAATCTCCTGCGCCTCGAGGGCAAGGCCATCCACCGCTACTACCGAATGGTGGTCGACGGGCTCAAGGCGAACGTGCAGCGCAGGGATGTCGGCGGCGTCGAGGTGCCGGCCGTGAACTGCCCGATGATGTTCGCGTCCGAGGTGGCCGGCGAGATCGCCGACCCGGACACGTTCGGCGCGTGCTACTGGGACAACGCGGACGGCTCGCGGACGTTCTCGTTGCGCAGCCGCGGGGATTTCCACGTCGGGGAGTTCGCGGCGGGGTTCGGCGGCGGCGGGCACAAAGGCGCGGCGGGGTTCACGCTGCGGGTGCAGGGGGATCGGTCATGAACCCAGACGACGACGGTCCCCGCATGACGCGCCCCTACGGCGCCGACTATCCGTTCCGCGACCCGACGCGCCTGCCGCGCAAGCGCCTGTCGGTGCTCGCCTGGCTCTACGAGGTCGCGCTGCCGTGGCTCGTTGCCCATGCGTTCCCGCTCGGCCTCATCGCCATCGTGGCGTTCACCGCCTGGCTGTCGTTCCGCCCCGCCGAGGGGCAGGTCCCGCGGGCGCTGGTCGTGCACTGGGCGTGCTGGGAGGAGGCGTCGCTGCGCACGGTGCTCGACGTCGGCCCGGCTGACGTAGGCCGGGCGCTCACCGTCGCGGTGCTCACCGGCCGGTGCGTCGTGATGCCGGAGGACATCCGGGTGCCGGCCGAGGCGCTCGAGGAGGCCGAGCCGATCGAGTTCCACGGCGTATACCTGCAGGTCTGGCGGGTGCGCTTCGCCGTCGGCGGCCGCGAGGCGTGGGCCATCGTGCGGGCGCGCCCCGCGATGCCGGAGGGTCCGCCGCCGGTCGTGCTGCCGGAGAAAACCTGACGGTGGGCCGGTCGATCGTCTCGTGGATCGGGCTCGCGGTCGTGCGGTTCACGCCGTTCGGGACGCGGATGCGGGGCGAGTACGTCACGTTGACCGAGCCGATCGACCTCACGTGGTCGTGCATCGACATCGTCGACTGCACCTTCGAGCACCCGGCGGAGATGGTGGACCCGGTGCGGATCAGCAGCCGCACGACGTGGGGGCGGTTCGAGGACATCCGGCTGTTGCCGGTTGAGGGTGACGGGTGACGGTGAACGAGCGCCACCGACTGCCGAAGACGGACAGCGTCGCGGGGATGATTGAGCGCAACGCCGAGCGGATGCTGTTCGGGTGGTGGCAGGTTCGGGCGACGGTGAGCGTCGAGCCAGGGCGCCCGAGCGTCTGGTTGATCGAGATCGTCGCGCGCTCGGTGGCCTTCCGCGAGGTCGAGGTCTCCCGGACGCACTCGCTGGTGCTCACCGACCGCCCGGGGGCCAGGTGGGCCGTCCAGCTCGGCAAGCTAACGCGCGAGGTGGTCGAGGGCCTCGTCGACGAGCTGCAGGCGGTGACGCGGCGGGAGCTCGCGAAGGGGCGGGTGCCGGCGGGGTGGGAAGCGTGGAGGTGATCGTCTTCACGCTGCTCGGCGCGGCGTTCGGCGGGCTGGCGGGCTGGGTGGTTGAGGGCTCGACGTCGCCGGCGTGGGTGTCGGTTGCGCTGGGGGCGACCGCCGGCGCGCTCGGGGTGCTGCTGGCGGCCGCCGACGCGGGGGCGTGGTGATGTTGCCCACGATCATCATGACGGGCGTCTCCGACGACCGCGAGCACGAGGTCCAGATCGTCGACAGCAGTCGGTTTGATGCGTCGGGGTTCATGCCGGTGTCGGAGATCAAGGTGCTGTGGGCGGGCGAGGTCGGTGTCTTCGAGAACCTGCGTCTCTACCTCGATCCGAACTGGCGATGGCGGCGGGCGATGCGGGAGGCGCGGGTTGCCGAGCGCAACCGCCCAGGCCCGTACCGCCCCCGGATCACGCGGAGGGCGTTTCGCCGGTGACGGAATCCGTCTCCACCTTCACGCCGTTGCCGGCGGCGGCCTACCGCGACCCGGAGCAGGTCGTCGCGGACGCGGAGACCGGCGACGTCGCGGGGCAGAAGCCCCCGGCCATCGCCGCGCGGCACTGCCTCACGTGCCTGCACGTGCGCTCGGCGTTCGCCGCCTACGGCCGGCGCCGCCACCCGTGCGCCCTCGGCTGCACCCCGTCGCCGCGGGAGTGGGTCTGCCGCTGCTGGAAGGGCCGCAATGGCCGGGCCTGACGAGGACACGGACGTGGGGGAGTACCTGGCACGCCTGACCCCGGGGGCGGTGAACCTCGAGCCCATCGGCGGCGGCTCCGGCCTGCCCGGCGACAGCCGCGCGGCGCTCAAGGGGGCGCTCGGCACGCTCCCGGACCAGCTCGCGCAACTGCTCCTCGCGAAGTTCTGCGAGGACCGAGAAGCCCGCGACCAGGTGCTCGGGCACTACATCCGCTGGATGCGCGACGAGTACGCCTACCAGGGCGGACGGCTCACCGACTGGGCGGGGGGCTGCGCGAAGGTCGTGCAGCTCGCGGTCGCCGAAGCCTGCGATCCGCCGCGGTGCCGCACATGCCGGGGCCGGGGCTGGGTCTACCGGAACCGGCGCGCGCTCAGGGTGGAGTGTCCGCGGTGCGCCGGCACACTCGCCGACCGGCGCAGCGACTTCCAGCGGGCGCGGCTGGCGGGGATCGACCGCGCGGCCTGGAAGCGGCGATGGGGCCCGCGGTTCCACCATGTCGCGCGGCGGATCGCGGCGGACGAGGCCGGGGCGCTGCATCTCATGCGGTATGCCCTCGGGTGGCCGAGAGCGTCGTAGTTGCTGTTCCCCGCCCGGTCTCTGCACTACCTCCAAGGCAGTAGCGTCCCACCAGCGGCCCGCGGCCAGGCTGCTCGCATTAGGTTTGTTCCATGTGAAACGGGCTGTAAGCGCCGTAGTACCGTCGAGAGGTATTAGAAAATCTAGGGTTGACAGGTTTTCGGTGGTGCGGCGCACAAACGCGGTTGGTGTTAGTGACGGGCGGTGACTTGGAGGAATACCTCGCCTTGCATTGACAACGCCGAGTCGCTATAAACCGTCCCACAGTCGACCCGATGCGCCCGAAACCCACGGCGCGCGGCGCCCGACAACCACCGATGAGGCCCGGTCGCCGCCGCTGAGCGGGGCCGGGCCTCCGCGTTTCTGGGCTCCTCGAGCCGGCGGCGCTCGCGCGCGCGGCCTTCCGCTTCTCGAGTGTTTCCCGCGGCATCGCCGTGGAATCACTCGCGGTGGTGCAGGGCCCGTGGCCGGACGGGGAGCCGCCCTCTCCCGCGGGATGGTGTAACGGCAACATGCTGGGCTCATGCCCCGGCGCTCCGGGTTCGAGTCCCGGTCCCGCAACCAGCGTCCCCACCACACCCACCACCGGAGGCCACATGGCATCCGACCCCTTCCTGCGCGCCTTCACCGCGACCGGCGGCCACGAGGGCGGCTACGTCGACGATCCGGCTGACCGCGGCGGCGAGACTTTCCGCGGCATCGCCCGCGCGTTCCACCCGGACTGGCCGGGGTGGGTGGAGATCGACCGGCGCAAGGCCGCCGGCGAGCCCATCCCCGCCGGCATCCTCGAGGACGAGACCCGCGCGTTCTACCGGTCCGAGTTCTGGGATCGGTTCAACGGCGACGACGTCGCGGCGGTGTGCGAGTGGGTCGCCCTCGAGCTCTACGACACCGGCGTCAACTGCGGCGTATCGACGGCCGAGGCGTTCCTGCAGCGGGCGCTCAACGCCATGAACCGCGGCGGGCAGGACTGGCCGGACCTCGAGGTGGACGGCGACGTCGGCCCCGCGACCATCAAGGCGCTCTCACGGTGCCTCGCGCGCCGCGGGCACACCGGGCTGATGGTCGCGCTGAACGGCCTCCAGTTCATGCGCTACCTCGAGATCGTCGAGCGCAATCCCTCGCAGGAGCGGTTCTTCGTTGGGTGGCTCCAGCGCGTCGAGCTGCGGCTCGGCGCCGGCGACGCCCCCGCCCCCTGACCGCGGCCCCGGCCGCAGGAGTCTCCGATGGACAAGTCCCTCTTCGCGTCCAAGACCTTCTGGTTGAACGCCGTCGCCGTCGTCGTGTCGCTCGCCGGCGTGTTCGGCTTCGACCTCGACCTCTCGCCGGAGCGCCAGGCGGAGATCGCCGGCATCATCGTGAGCCTCGTCGGCGTGGCGAACGTCGTGCTGCGCACCTTCACGGGCAAGCCGATCACCGGCACCGCGCAGGCGTCGAAGCTCAAGGAGGAGGTCGCGAAGCTCGCGCGCGCGGAGGTCGGGAGGATGTCGACCAACGATCTCAAGGCGGAGCTCGCGAAGCGCGCCTGATGCGCGCCGTGGTCCTCGCCGGCGCCCTCGTGGCGCTGAACGGCTGCGCGGCCATCGAGCCGGTCGTCGGTATCGGTTCGTCCCTCTTCGCCGCGTGGAAGGCGCACCAGGCCGAGGCGGCGGTCCGCGATTCGGTCCCCTGCGCCGCCCTCGAGCGCCTCGAGCCGTCCGAGGCCACGGTCGCAGCCGCGCCCCGCGAAGATCTCGAGGCGATGGTCGGCCACAACCGGGTGCTCGAGAAGCTGTGCCCGCCGCCGGCAGAGGAGGGAGAGTGACGTGGAAGAGCTCCTCGCCGTCGGCCGATGGCTGATCGACGCTTTCGGGCCGGCCGGCGCGGTGCTGGCCGCCTGGGTGGGGGCGCTGCTGCACGAGCGTCGGTCCGCGAATCGGGAGATCGGGGAGCATCTGCGCGCGGACGTCACCGCCACCCACGAACTGACCCACTCCGTTGCCGGGGTCGTCACCGCGATCGCGGAGATGCGCGCGGCGGTCGAGCGCCTGAAAGACGAGGTGTTGCGCGGGAAGGCGGCGGGATGAGCTGGTTGCACAGGTTGGCGGTGGCGGTGCAGGAGACGCTGCGCAAGGCCGCTGAGCCTACCTACCGTCCGGCGCTGCGCGATGCCGCCGCCGCCCGCGAGCAACTGCGGCGTGAGCTGGACCGGCTGGACGACGAGACGACGCGGGTGATCACCAAGCGCAACCCCACGCTCGACCTGCACGACCTCGACAAGACGGCGGGCGGGCACGGTGGTGGTTGACTTCGATCTCGGGCCGCACGCCTGGATCGCCGCCCTCAACGTGGTCATTGCTGCCGCCGGCCTGTACGTCGCCGGGAGCTACTACCGCTGGTGGAGCGGGGCCCGCGATCAACTGCGTCGGCTACGGCTCGGCGCGCTGCCGCTGTCCGTGTTCTGGCTCGTGCTGTGGCTGTCGGTCGAATCCGCGTACTACGCGACGGCTCGGGTGCTCGCCGCGCTGGACGGCCCCAACCTCTGGGGCGCGACCGCCGCAGTCCTCATCGTGCGCGTGTGCACCGCCTCGGGGATGCTCTACCACATGATCCCACGCTGGCGGTCCCTTCACGTGCCGGAGGCCACCATCCACCGGCGGGTGGTCCACGGCTGCATCGCGATGGTCGGAGGGTATTTCGCGCTGGTGTGGGTGCTGTACTGATGAGCGGCGGCACCGACCGCCCCCGCTGCCCCGTCTGCGGCAGCATGGTCCGCCCGGGCTGCCCGTGCGTGGCTTGCGCGGGGCGGAAACGTCGTCTCTACCAGCCGACGGCAATCGGTGAGGCGGCCATCATCGCTACCACCCTCGCCCGCGTGATTCTGGAAGTAGTGATCCCCGCGGCGAACCGCCGCTGAGCACGACGGCACGCCGCCCCGCGCGGCCTGTCTACGCGCCGCCGCCGGACGCCGGCCGCGGGCAGGAGGTGACCGATGGCCGCGAAGAAGAAGCGCAAGGGTCCGAAGACGATCCCCGCGGCGCAACGCCAGACGAACCGCGGCGACGGGCTCACCGACCTGCAGCGCGCGGTGCTCGACCGGTGGCTGCTCGACCAGACGCAGTCACACGCCGCCTGCTATCGGCACGTGCGACCGAACGTCTCCGCCAACACCGCCAAGGCCAGGGCCCACGAGCTCTGGGGCCTGCCCAAGGCCCAGGCATACATCGCGGCCCGCCGCGAGGCGATGGCGAAGAACCTCAACGTGACGCCGGAGAAGGTGATCGCCGGGCTCGCGGCCATCGCGTTCGTGCCGACACGGCGGTTCACCGAGTGGGGGGCCGACGGCGTCGTCATCCATTCGAGCGACGACATCCCGGGCGAGTTCATGAACGCCGTCGCGGAGGTCGCCGAGGTCCCGGGCAAGGACGGCAAGACCCGCGTCAAGGTCAAGTTCCACGACCGCCGCGCGGCGCTGGTCGACCTCGCGAAGTACCTGGATCTGTTCGGCGAGGAGCTGCCCAAGGAGCCGGCGGCGGCCGACCAGCCGCCCGAGGGCAAGGTGCGGATCACCGCGGACATGGACCCGGAGGAGGCAACCCGCATCTACCTCGAGATGATCCGGCCGGGCACCGGTGGCTGACACGCCGGCCTTCGACTGGACGGCACCCGACTACACCGCCGTCGTGCGCGCCCGGGCCGACCGGCTCGAGGACCTACGCGCGGACGCGAGCCTCGTCGAGCTCGCGCGGCTGCACTACACCCACGCGCCGTGGGACTTCATCGGCGACTGGGGGTGGACGTTCGACCCGCGCAAGATCGAGGCGGGCGAGCCATCGACCATGCCGTTCGTGCTGTGGCCGCGACAAGAGGATTTCGTGCGCTGGGTCATGTCGCGATGGCTCGCCGGCGGCCGGGGACTGTGCGAGAAGTCCCGCGATTGCGGGGTGACCTGGCTCGCGGTCGGCTTCGCGGTGTCGATGTGGCTGTTCCGGCCGGGGTTCGCGGCGGGCTTCGGGTCACGCAAGGAAGACCTCGTCGACAAGCGCGGCGACCCGGACTGCATCTTCGAGAAGGTGCGGTTCTTCATCCGGCACGTGCCCGACGTGTTCATGCCGGCGCGGTTCAACTGGTCGAAGCACTCCGCCCACATGCGGGTGGTCAACCCCGCGAACGGCGCGACCATCACCGGTGAGGGCGGCGAGAACATCGGACGCGGTGGGCGCAAGAGCGTGTACTTCGTCGACGAGGCCGCCCACATCGAGCACCAGAAGACGGTCGACGCCGCGCTGTCGCAGACGACCAACTGCCAGATCGACGTGAGCTCGGTCAACGGCAACGGCAACGAGTTCGCGCGCAAGCGCCAGCGGTTCGACGGCACCGAGCGGGTGTTCGTCTTCGACTGGACCGAGGACCCGCGCAAGGATCAGGCGTGGTTCCAGGCGCAGTGCGACGAGCTGACCGAGGAGATCGTCGCGCAGGAGATCCTGCGGGACTACGACGCCTCGCAGGTCGACGCCTTCATCCCGGCCCGGTGGGTCGCCGCGGCGATGGACGCGCACAAGGTGCTCGGCTTCGAGCCGGTCGGCGTGCGCGTCGCGGGCTTCGACCCCGCGGACGTCGGCGACGGCAAGGCGGTCATCCTCCGGCACGGGAGCGTGCTGCTCGGTGCTGAGGAGCTCAAGCACGGGGACATTGCCGACGCCCTGCCGTGGGCCTTCAACCTCGCCGACGAGTTCCGGGCCGATGTACTCGCCTACGACGGCGACGGCATGGGCGCACCGGTCATGAAGACGGCGCTCGCGCACCGCGCCGCCGGGCGGATGCGCATCGTCGCCTACCACGGCTCGGCCGGCGTCGTCGATCCGCGCGAGCGCTACGGCGAGGGCAGGCGCGCGGCGAAGAGGCGCGAACGGCGCATCGCGGAGCTCCACGCGCCGGACGCCACGGCGAAGACCAACGCCGACACGTTCAAGAACTTCCGGGCGCAGTCGTGGACCTGGGCGCGCGACCGGTTCGAGGCGACGTACAACGCGGTCACCGCCGCGCGCGAGGGCCGACTCGTGAACGCCGACCCCGAGGATCTCGTATCGATCGACTCGACGGCGACCGAAGCCCGGCAACTGCAGTCGGAGATCTCGCGGCCGAAGCGCGTCCACGACAAGAACGGGCTCATCAAGGTCGAGAGCAAGCCGGAGATGAAGGCCCGCGGCGTCGCGAGCCCGAACCTCGCGGACGGGGCAATCATCGCGCTGAGCGTGCGTGCGCCGACCGAGGCGATCACCAGACCGCGCACGCGGGTGCGCGAACAGGGCGTCAACGACGCCACCGTGGGCTACTGAGCGGAGGAATCGAATGGCAACCGTCGCCCCAACCAAGCACACCAGCCCCGACGGCTCCGTCGTTACGTGGGTGTGGGAGGGTCTGACCGACACCGACGACGGTGCGCCGGTCAAGCTGCCGGAGTACGCCGACAAGACGGTCCAGGTGCTCGGCGACTTCGAGAATTCGGCGGTCGTGGACGTCGAGGGGAGCTGCGGCGGGATCTCGGAGGGCACGCTCGCCGCGCCCACGACCGACGCGGAGTACGGGATCCTGAGCGACCCGGGCGGCACCGCGCTCGAGGTGGGCGCGGCGGCGGTGAACGGCATCCTCGAGAACCCGCTGTACGTGCGCCCGCACATCACCTCCGGCGGCGACGAGGGGACGGATCTCGACGTGTTCCTCGTGTGCCGCCGACCCACCGATCTGAGGACCTGACCGATGGCCCACCGCGATCTGAACAACCTGGTCCTCGAGTCGCGCAAGTTCCTCGAGCGGCACCGGTCGCTGGTCGAGCTGTGCGAGGCCGTCGCGGAGATCGGGAGTCTCGAGCAGCGTGAGGCGCAGATCGAGCGCGGCATCGAGAAGATGGGCGATCTGTTCGAGCAGAAGGAGGCCGAGGCGAACGCCCGGCTGGCCGAGCTCACCGAGGAGGAGACCGCGGCCCGCGAGACGCTCGAGGCGGTGCAGCGCTCGGTGGTCGCCGCCCGCGAGGAGGCGCAGCGCGCGACCGACGGCGCGGCGGAGGAGGCGGAGCGCATCCGCGTCGCCGCGACCCAGGCGGCCGAGAGCACCAAGGCCGAGGCCGAGAGCACGGCGAGCGACATCCTGGCCGGCGCTCGCGAGGAGGGGCGCCGGGTCGACGGCGAGACCGCCGCGGCGAAGGCCCGCCTCGACGGACTGAACCGTGAGGTCGCAGCGCAGGAGGCAAAGCTCAACGGTCTCGAGGACCAGGTGCGCGAGGCGCAGGACAAGCTGCGCAAGGCGCTCGGGGTCTGACGCTTTCTCGTTGATGCACGACCTCACCATCCAGCTCGTCGTCTACTGGCACGGATATCCCGGTCCGCCGAGGAAGGGCGCGCGCACGTATCGGCGAGGCGAGGTGGTGGACGTGTACCCGCGCGAGAAGGTGACCGCGCCACCGTATCCCGGCAACCCGCTGAAGTTCGTCCACGTCACGGGCTGTCCGGTGGACGCCAAGACGCTCGCGC